ATATCTAAATCGTCATCAAGATAATCTCTAATTTGAACTGAGAATGTTCCGTATGGATTTGCAGGATCAACTGATCTACGAAGATTTGTTATTGACACTTTGACGTGCATATTTGTTGATGCGCCGTGTTCAATTGTTTCAAAGTAAAATAAATCTTTAGCAGATAGTCCCATTGGCTGACTAATGAACATACTTGTTCTAGCAGCACTATATCTTGTGTTGAATTTGCCAAATGCAGTATTGAAAGAAAATGTAGAATTTCCTGATGCTACTGATGTATTTGATGAACCAGATACAATAGCAATTGATCCTGCATCAATTGATGCACTTGCAAGTAGCATATCTACTGGAAAGTGTGAATAAAGTAAGTGTTCTGATTGCTGAAATAGCAATGGTGATGTATTTAATATTTTAGAAATATAATTGTTGCTATCTGGATCAAGTGATGCAGTATAAATCTTTATTCCAGTTTGTCCATCTGCTGTTCCGTAACCAGGTGATGAACTTGAAATAACTAATTTAAATGTGCTGGTTGAACCAATTGTTGCAATGTCATCTGACGCATTTGCAACTGAATATGCTTGACTCTCATTAAGAATCTGTACGCGCGTACCTGATGCAAGCAGCAATACGCCTCTAACAAGATTCACATGTGTATTGTCACCAGATGCTTGTGGAAAACTATCATTCTGGACAAATATTGGATATGACTCATCAACTAGATCGTTTACAGCGTGCTTTGCTGTAATAAACTGAACGCAGCCTTTACCTCTTAGATCATTTACAAATGCTGTTGATCCAGTAATTGCAAAACCTGCTGCCTTAACTGTTCCATTTGTTGTTGTTGTTGTAATTTCTGATGATAGTGAATTTGCGCCTGCACCTAAAACTCTAACGAATATTAATTCTTGACCGTTTTTAAAATATTCTTGTGCAGCGTAATACGCAGGTGATCTATCAGTTCCTGCATCACCAAACACTCTTGTAAAGTCGCTAAGAGATGTCAATCTTGTAGGTATGAATGCAGGGCCGTATGGCGATGTTCCAACAAGGCCTGCTGGCGTTTCTGATGGGACTGTTTGTGCATTGCCAGAGAGATCAATCTCTGCTTCAAAAAATCCCGGTGACCTATAAGTTACTTCTGCCATGTTGTCTCCACATTATTATACAAAATAAATATCATGCAAAACATGCTCTAACTTTAGCTTTGCTGTTCTATTTTCTTAACTATTCTACCATATTCAATTGATTCACCTGCTTTTGGATCTCTATAAACTAAATTTTCATATTTTTTCTTGCCGCTTGTTTCTATTACAGTTTGAAGAGATGATTCTGAACGTGATTGATTTGTAGTTCCATCATCATTTATAAGATTAACATCAGATAGAATAAATTCTCTAATTGCAGCTTCTGATCCAGGAATTATAGGTTTTTCATTGACATCTTGATTTATTTGATTAATTTCAAAATTAATTGTTGGTGCACTTTGAAAACTTCTAAATGGCGTTCCAAGGCCGGGATGTTTTGGTGCCAAGATATATGCAGGAACGCGAATATCAAATGAACACTTGACAATTCTTTCATCACCTGAATACTCTTCAAAATTATCATTTGACGTAAATGAACCTTGCAAAAATGCTGTAAATTTATAACCTTTATCTGTTGTCATTTGAAATTCACGTCCAATTCCTGTCGTTTTAATAAGCATTGTTTCTAGCATTTGGTTCATTTGTTGCATATACTGACACCAAAAAACAACGTTATAGTTGACTTGAATAAAGATTGGATATGGAATTGTAATAATTTCGTAAATATTATTATTAAGATTATCGTCTATTGGAAATGCTAATTTTCCACCGCTTCCAAATGAAATTCCTGTTCCATTTCTACGAGAAGCAAATTTATCAGGAATATTTGAATTACCAGGGCTAATATCATTAAGCAAAAAGTTTGCACGTGATGACACATTTGATTGATTTTTTATGCTTAATTTATTAATAATATTTTGATAGTCACGATCTGTTTCTGCAAGACGCTTTCTAATAACATAATCAGTCGTCTGTCTAAATGAAATTGGCGTTCCGCCTGCGTCTGTTTCTGTTTTATAGCCTATCGCGCCTCGCTTTATTGCAATAACAGGAAGAATAAGCGCATTATTTTTATCTCTAATTGGTCTTTGTCTGCGAGTCAGTGCAAAACGTTCTCCTGCAGCAAAGACAACAGGAACTCTAGTTGTTTGTTCTTTTGCTGTAACTTCAAATGCTAAAATTTTATCATATAAATTAAATACTGCTCTATCGACATCTTCAATTCCGCACGAAGGAATTTCATAATTAGGAACATTAACTCCCTCATATCCCTTTTTTATAGATTCTTTAGCTGGCATGATTATGACTCATCATAGAATGATGAACCTGCGCCAGTGCTATCACCGCTTGGTGAAACTTCTGCAGGTGCTGATATTGGTGTAGTAAGAACTCCATTCTTCTGAAGTGCTCTGACGTCACCCGTCTTTCCTTGTTTGTTTGATTCATATCCTCGCTGTTGAACGAATGTATCTTGCACTGCGTCTTCGTCTGAGTAACGCTCTGATGTTGGGCCGAATATCTTCGAAAGAAACTGTCCTTTTCTTGATTGCTTTCCAGTAATTGTAATAAAACTTTTATGTTCAATTTGTCCAAATATTGTTTCTGTTGCAGGAGACTTAATGACTTCAAAAAATGTTGTGCCATATGAAAAAAAGTCACCTTCCATTACTTCTATTCCCTTATCAATCATGTCTCGTTCATGAACATAACATTCAATTGAATATATTTCTTCTGATCCGAATCTGTTTGTCTTGACATCTTGTGGTGAATATTTGACAAGGCACTCAAGTTCAAGTGGATCTTCAAAAATCTTTTCAACTGCTTCTTCATAGACATCATGAATTTGAGTTTTTGTTTCATTTATTGAGAAGTAATAAATTTTTTGACCAATCACATCTTTGACAAGCTCTTTCGTTAAATCACTTATGAAATTAATTTCTCGTTCTGTTATGAATAATCTTCCCATGATTTACTTTTTATCCTGTTGTTATTGCACGTCCATTCGGAATGGGTATTTTTGAAAGTTGTTTTGTTATATTTTCTGCCCTTGCTGCTGATGATTCAAGTAGTTTATCATATGTCATTGTGTCAAGCATCGTTCTTAGACTTGTGATTAGCTCTTTTTTATCTTCGCGCCCCTTTGAAGTAAGATCAGATCCATTTAAAGTTACATTTCCTCCTGGGATTGGTAATGTTCCAAATTTATTTCTTATCATACCTAGCTGTTCCATACTGAGTGCTAGAGTATATTGTCTAATCCATTGCTTTCCAATGCTATTTACTTTATTAAACGTTATATTTCCAAATGGAATATTGCCTAAACTAGATACGCCGTTTATTGTTTCGTCAGTGTAGTCGGGAGATAGTGGATCTTGAAAGTATTTTATTCTAAGAAAAAGTTTATTTGGAACTTGATTTGATGTTGGCGTTGGATAAATACGAATTTTTGTTCCAATAATCTTATATGAATATCCTGATCTTCTTACACGATTTGAAAGATCAAGCATTCCAGCACGCAATATATCTTCAAAGACGGGCAGAACATAGAATATTGTCTCTGGAGTAAATGACTCAAATGAAAATGCGTTATTTAAATAATTGATTGCAGATGATGTATCAAAAAATCTATATGCAGCTGATGGTGAGAAGTGAAATACTTCTGTTACTTTCATTTTTGTTTTTGGCGAACTATTTGATGCAGAATTAAACATGACACCGCCTGCAGCGTCATACAAATCAGTATAAATATCGTAATCTTGTTGACCAGCAATAAGTGTTATTGATCCTGAATAGTGATTATATGAGCCTCCAATTCCTGCTTCTGCAGCATACGGCTCAGCAAATCGTGTCAAGTATTCAAGGCTTTCTCTTGGGAGCTTATTTGATCCAGCATCACCAGAGCCTGTAGTGTAACCAAGATAGGTTAGCATTTGAGATTTTGCTTGATACTGATTTAGTATTGAACCATACTCAAGACAAGATTCTTCCATGTTTGACCAAATTTGTTTCTTTGTTAACTCCACACTTAGAACATCATCACCCATTCTTCTCTTAACAAATGTAATCATATTATCAGCTTCTGACTGAAACGTTGTATCTGCATCAAAAATTGCAAATGGCGTAGGATTAGTAGTCGTAGAAAAAGTACTCATGTTGTAACTAACCCAATAACTTAATATAATTAGGTTCAATTATCGCTAAATAACATTTATCACATAATTGTTTTTAATGTTGTAAAATGCATTCAGATGATCTCTGTTAAACTCTAACTTATGAATGATGTTATACGTATTCTTGTTAATCAAGTTCAACAGAAGTAATCTGGTGATATCTGACGTATGTCTTTGTTATTCTTCTACGAGTAGCGTGTAAGTAAAAGTTGTAAAACCCGTCATTAAGATCTGCTTGCGACAGAGTGATAAGAAATCAG